ACCTGCAAGTTTGCGAAAAGACACTTAACTAAAAGAAAATCTTTTTACAAAGAAGCCAACTACCCATTCACTGTAGAAAAGGCCGAGTGGCAATGACTTTTCAAATTGAAGATCGAGGCAATGGTGTAAAGTGGGTACAGATTGATACACAAATGTATCAAATTTCTAAATGGTGCAGAGAAACTGGCTGTGGTAAACAGGTTAACTTTAAACAAATAAGTTTTCGAAACGAATCAGAACTAACAATGTTTTTAATGAGATGGCAAACAACAAATGAGAATATTAACACTAGATAACACAGCCTACGAGCTAAATGAAATTCCAGACGAAGTTGAGGATTTGAGATTTGCAGTTTTAGATAACTCAGATGCAAGAACACCCGACTATTTTTATATACCCTTAATTTTTTTAGAAAGTTTTAACAGCCCGGCCTTGGTATTAAGAATTGGTACGAGTGTAATCAAAATGCCAGTTGATTGGCATGTGTTAATTGGAGAACCTGACCTAGGTGACCTAGAAGTTGTGCCGTTGACCAGTATCAATGATAGAGGATTCAGTGTATTCTGTTTTAATCCTATCAGCAGTTTCAAACCTGAGTTTCAACAGATTGAAATCATTGATATCTATCAAGACGTCAAATGGTACTTTCCTAAATTGAAACCTGGACAGCTATTGGCAGTACCTTTAGAGACAGGTGTGCAACAACCGTTGTGTGCATACTTTGTCAAAGATATTTCAAGACAGAGTGAGGTGGTGGACTATGGAAAATGTTGGTAGACTGGAACCTGGCGCGACTTATGTATACGAGCGAGCCGACGGCGTAGTATATGCAAGACGAATAGGAGACCCTCCTGATCGACGATTTGAAATAGGTAGAAGTTACGATTCTAGAACCAGTGACGGTAGACCGTTGCACGACCACATAATGGATTCAAAACTTTGGGGTGAAATTCATCGTGCTGCTAAAACAAATCCTGCTTTACAAGATGCACTGGATCGTGTTAAACTAATTCATGCACTTAGTAAACAAGATGACACAGTGCCACATCATCCAGTATGACAGATAAGCTAAACATTGCCAACGAAATGCGAGCCTTTGACAGCAAGGATCGCATGTTCTATCGTGATTTGACTGAGGAAGAGCGCAAAAAGTTTAGTAATTTCCTCATGATTCGTTGGGGCAGTGCAGTACAAGGTAGCACAGAACTACAGCAATACTATTTGTTGAGTTGCAATGAAAATCTCAACAAACATTTTTTTGAACTAAGCAGACATCCCGAACTGCAATGGTTGAGCGCAACCACAGTGAGTCCGGGCATGGGATCATTTAGACACGATTGGATCAAGCAGAAGAAACGCGAAGGCTCAAATAATAAAGCCGTAAAATTTCTAAGACAAATCTACCCCGCCTACAGTGAGGATGAATTAGAACTACTTGCAAAAATTAACGACACAGCAGATTTAAAACAGTTGGCCAAAGAACATGGATGGGATGACAAGCGAATCCGAGCTGAACTTTAAGTGTAAATACTGTGAGCGCGACTTTAGAAAAGAAAGCACACTAGCAGCTCACCTGTGTGAACCTAAACGTCGTTGGCAACAAGAAACAGAAACAGGAGTTCAGTTTGGACTTAGAGCGTATCTACAATTTTATGAAACTACACAAGGTAGCGCACAGCTTAAGAGCTATACAGACTTTGTTACAAGTCCGTATTACAATGCTTTTGTTAAGTTCGGTAGACACTTGGTTGCTATTCGCTGTATTAACAGCAACAGCTATACAGCTTGGTTACTAAAGAACAATAAAAAACTAGACCATTGGTGCAAGGACAAGTTTTACGAAGAATGGTTACATGAGTATATCAGGCGAGAAGCAGTCCAGGACGCACTTGAGCGCGGCCTCAAACAAATGGAGGAATACGCAAATGGAGATAGTGGGCTTGCTAGTTATAGCCATTATTTTAAGTACGGCAATCATAATAGGATTTGTCATCATATTACCACTGGTCGCGTTAGCCCTTGGCTTGTATATAACTGCGATAGTGGCATTGAGTTTCTTGAGTCTATTTCTGCAGAGCATTTGGCCATTGTGCTTCCTTGGATTGATCCTGATTACTGGAATCGTAAGTTCAAGGATTACGTGGCCGATGTAGAGTGGTGCAAACACATACTTGGAGCAGCAGGTTTATGAAATTTTCAAGCGATATTGACATTGATGTGGCCAATAGAGATCAAGCACTCGCAGTGATCACACATACCGCTGCCAGTATCATACGCGATGACAAAATTGCAAGACACAACACAGGTGTTTATTTTACTGACATACCATGTGATCCTTTTACAGGAAACGCAAGTTTAGATTATGAAGCAGCTGAACAACTAGGATACATCAAGGTTGATGTTCTTAATGTTGGATTATATCAACAGATCAAATCTGAACAACATCTGGAACAGTTAATGCAACAGGAACCCGAGTGGGATAGATTGTATGATCCAGAATTTTGTGCGCAACTTATTCATATAGGCGCACATTATGATACATTGATCAAGATGCCCGAAGCTGTAAACTCAATTCCAAGACTGGCCATGTTCTTGGCTGTGATTCGTCCGGCCAAGCGTCATTTGATTGGCCTGAGTTGGCGTGAAGTTGCGGAAACTATTTGGGACAAGCCTGCGGATGGTGGATACTACTTTAAGAAAAGCCACTCAGTTGGTTACGCACATCTGGTTGCAGTAAATATGAACTTGCTTAGCCAAGCTTACGCACAAGAGTAATACTTCTCCGCTTGCTGCGTTTGGCAGCAATTTCTTTCAGGCTCACTTGCGGGCCAAACTTTATTTGCACATCTTTTGAATTCATTGTTTTTACCACTGTTCTAAAAGGCAACCATTCGGCTTTTAAAAACACATTGATAGGTATTAGCCTATTACTTTCCCACCACCAAGTTTCTGCCAACTCTAGGAATTGTTGTTTTTGTTCCAGAGTTCTTAACGCACCGTAGTCGTAAATGGTAGTGATTACTTCATCTAGATTTTGAATTACTCCAATATATTCGTTGCCGCCATACACTAGGTAAGTTAAAAACGGGTATTTTTTAAGTAACTGCTGGTAATTGGGTTCATCCATTTTTCAATAAATACAAGATAATGCAAATTCTAGCTTATTTATATCCGAATACAGTCACGGTCCAATTATGGGATCTCGGTATTTTCTCACCAAGGAACAGAGTCGTGTACAGCCGCCCAATTAAAATCTATCAAGGAATTGACAACACACTACAAGTTGTCACATTAAATCAAGATCAAAAACCAGTGGATCTCACTGGATACAGTTTAGAAGCTGAAATTCAAGATCCACTGAATGAAGTCACAGCATACAGTTATGCAGTCACTTTTACAGATCAGGCCAAAGGACGCGGCACTTTTACTGTGCAGCAAGCAGATGTTAATAGCTTGGATCAGCGAAGATACAAGTTGACGTTGAAAGCGATTGAAACAGCTACAGGAAATGAACGTGTGGTATATATAGATGCCAATTGGACTGCACCGCTAGAACTAGAAGTATTACCAGCATACTACGCCGACACCAGTCCGGCGCCAAACTTGAATGAGGTCGTTATCGACAGTGGAAACTTGCCATGACAGCTAATGTAAATGTAACAAAAGTTTTATTTAAAAGAGGTAACACTGCACAAAATGCAGCTTATACTGGCATCAATGGCGAAATTACAGTTGACACACAGGCCAAGACGCTGAGAATACACGACGGCGTTACAGCCGGTGGCAATGTTATCACTGCAGGAGGTGTAGTTGGTGCTTACAGCAATACTAATGCAGCAGCTTATATTCCCACAGATCCTACTATCACAAGTTTACAAAGTAATGCAGCAACTCAAGCTGTAGCAATAAACACAGTGAATGCCAATATTGGTGCATTTCAAACCTACGCTAATGCCAACGCAGCCACTCAGGCAACTGGCATTGACACAATTAATGCCAACTTAGGATCATTCCAAACTTATGCCAATATACACTTTGGTGATAGTAATTACGGTAATACAAATGTGGCTGCCTACCTTGGAGTATTTAACAGTAACATTTTACCCGCTGCAAATGTTACCTACAGCCTAGGTGATAGTACACACCAATGGAAGGACTTGTGGGTTAGTAACAATACGATTTATATTGGTGGCACACCCATTCGTGTAGATGGCGAAACTTTATTAATAAACAATTTACCTATATCCAGTGCTAGCATCATTGGAAACTTGCAAATTGATAACAATACTAATCAACTGAGTTTTGGTCCAGGAGAATCTTACTCGTTTTTATACATGAAAAACGATGGATCTGAAACTAGGTTGGCCAACGACAACGGAAACGTTCAGATTAGTACAATCAAACAAGGTCCAGGTGGAGGAACATATTACTGGACATTCAACGACACTGGTAATTTGACTGTACCGGGCAACATCATCAGTGGAACTAGTTATATTAACTTTGTTGCCAACAGTTCTGGTGATGGTTATGGATTCAGCACTATAGAATTACGGCCTGATACCAATGCTTATGAAGACAGCTATTTAATTATCGATCCCACATATCCAAGTCACATTCATATTCGTGCTGGCGGGGCACAAGACAATAGCCTCACAGAATTATATCTTGGTGGAGAGAATAGTCACTTCAAAGTCAATAATGGGCTTAATCCTGATGTAAGCATTGCCTCTAATAATTATGTTTGGTTATTTGATACTACCGGTAACATAACAATACCAACTGAGATCATTTTTGGATCAAGTCCAGCAGCATCTAGTACTGGTATCATATTCGGAGATGGATCGTTCCAGAATAAAGCCTTTACTGGACCCGGTGATAAACTTTCCAACCAAGGATACGATGTCACTCTTGACAGTTTCGGCACACTAACCGTTCCTGGGAATATTCTTTTCCCTGGTGGTAGCACCTACAGTAATAATACTTTCGTTTCACCAACAAGCAATGGTGCATTAAACAAATACGAATGGAAATTCAGCGATCAGGCAATAGGTAACGACACTATTACCTTACAATGGAATCTATTAGATACAACACTTAGCCAGTGGTATCTTTCAACAAACAGTCAAACAAAATATTTGGTGTTTGACGGAGAAAGTCAGTCACTGGGATTTGTTGGTGATAGTGGAGGATCCGGCACTGTAACATTCGGAGCCACAACAAACAATGGTACTGGTGGTATCAATGACATCGAATTAACCTCAGCAACCGGTAATGCTTTTGTTAGGACCGGCAGTAACAGTTGGAAGTTTAATCAAAGCGGCAATCTGATATTCCCGGATGCTACTGTACAGACCACAGCATGGACTGGCACAGTAAATTTTGGTAATGCAATTGCCATTGGTTACAACACAGGTACAGTATCACAAGGCAGCAAAGCCGTAGCCGTTGGATCTACCGCAGGTAACGTTAGTCAAGGTACGGGTGCTGTTGCTGTTGGCGATCGTTCAGGTGCGACCAGTCAAGGCAATCTTACTGTTGCCGTTGGTAGTCAAGCCGGGGAAATAAGCCAAGGTCTGCAAGCCACTGCGGTAGGAAGCGGAGCCGGAAATTATAATCAAGGTGCTGGTACTGTTGCTATAGGAACCAACGCAGGAGCATTTAATCAAGGACTCCGAGCAACAGCCATTGGTTCGTTAGCAGGAGCATCCGATCAAGGAGAATATGCAGTAGCCATAGGAAACTTTGCAGGCGGAAACAACCAAGGAAATAATAGTATAATCATAAATGCAACTGGCATTGCACTTGAACAAACCACTGCTAACACATTCACAGTCAAACCCATACGTAATGCATCTGGCAGCTCGGCGCTGTACTATGATGCCACTACAGGTGAGATAACCTACGATACAGCAGGTGCAGGTAGTTATGGCAATACCGAAGTAGCAGCATATCTACCAACATATACAGGCAATGCCGGTGCGGCAAGAGTACAGGTTACTAATGCTGTAGACTTTATGTACGGTGGATATCCGTATATGGGTTGGCAATTGTCCGGCAGCGACACATTGAAGTTGAGAACCAATATTGCATCTGGTGATTACACCGACGATGCAATAATTGTTGATAGACAGAGCCTAGCAGTCAATGTAGTAGCCACACTCACAGCCGGTAACATTGTTACTACCAATGGCTTGTTCTGGGCAAATGGTGTGGCCTATAGCTCAGGTGGCGGCAGCGGTACTGATGATGTGCTTCGTGCCAATGTAGGTGCATATCAGATCTATGCCAATGCCAATGCAGCCGCACAATCTATTTCAATAGTTGCAATTAACGATAACTTAATTTCATTCCAAACTTATGCCAATGCCAATGCAGCTACACAACAGACCAGCATTGATACTAAAGCGCCATTAGCAAGTCCGACCTTTTCGGGTACTTTAACATCAGGCGGTAACATTGCAGCTCAAGCCAATGTTACGGTTAACAACAATCTAAGTGTGCTTGGTAACTTATTGGTACAAGGAACTACTACCACAGTTAACTCAACCACGTTGAGTATTACAGATAAATTTATTACGGTTGCAAATAGTTCTACAAACAACAGTGAAGCCAATGGAGCTGGCATTTACGTACCAGGCAGTTCTGCTAATATTCTGTATACAAGTGTAGATGATTCTTGGACACTTAACAAAACAATTGTAGGAACTGCCAACATTAAAGCTGCATCCTGGGTGATTGGTGGAGTGTTTGCTTATGCTAACAATGTAAACATACTTGCAGATGTAAACAGTAATGCAGCTACTCAGGCAGTTAGTATTAATACTTTAAATGCTAATTTAGGAGCTTATCAAGCTTATGCAAATGCCACGTTTAGTGTAAGTACCTATAGTAATACAAACGTTGCTGGATATCTTTCTGGAAATATTACCACAGGCAATGTTCAAGTTGGTAGTACCATGCAGCTTCGTGGTGCAGACAATTCTATTTCTACAACCAATGGTTCGTCGATCAACATCTATAGTAGAGTAAACATAAGTGGCTCGGCTGTGAATGTTGGCCTGAATGTTTCAGGAAACCTAGTAGTCAATCAGAATAGCAATGCCACATCATTCTATGGTACAAACTATTTTTACACCAATGGTGTAAGCATATTATCAGGAATTGGTGGCACATATAGCAATGTAAATGTAGAAGCTTATATTGGCGGTAACGTTGGTGCATATCAGGTGTTTGCCAATGCCAATGCGGCGGCACAAGCAACTAGCATCAATACAATAAATGCCAATTTAGGTGCGTTTCAGACTTATGCCAATACCACATTTGGTGTAAGCAGTTATAGTAACACACAGGTTGCAGCATATTTACTAACATACCCTAACGTCAATGTTGCTACGCTGAATACTACAAGCGGTAATATTGTAACACTAAGAACAGCAAACTTTAACAGTGCAAATGCTGTAATAAGTGGTGGATACATTAGTGCATTGACCAATGCCAGTATTGTCACAGCAACAATTACCACAGTCAATTCTACCGCTGGTAATGTAACAACTCTAGCAGCCACTAACTTTAGTACAGCCAATGCAGTTGTTACTGGTGGTTATGCTACAGGACTAGCAAACATTTCTGTTACTGGTAATGCCACAGTTGGTAACTTGGTTGGTACCAGTCCTAACACAACTATTATTTCAGGTGCGTATACTTCCACCTTTGACAACGTAGGTAATGTGGTATTACCTAACTTATATGTGTCAGGTAATACTACTGCAATGGGCATAGCTGCTGGTTACGCTCCTAATAGACCGGCATTTAGAATCTACGGTGGAACACCGGCTTGGTGGACCACAGCTAATACCAATTTCAAAGGATCGTCGATTGTTGTCGATTATAACCAAGGCGGTTATTTCAATAGCAGCACTGGTGTGTTCACAGCCCCAGTCACCGGATTGTATCAGACTACATTAAATGCTAGAATTGGCAGCGTAAATGCACAAGGCCAAATTATAGTGTTAAAGAATGGTCTGAATACGGCAGGTAATGCACTAATGATGTGGGAAGCCGATACTAACACAGGAACAGCAGTTCACTTTGGTGTCAGCACCGTAGTAAAACTCGTTGCCGGGGATATTCTAACTGCCAATATTACAGCAGGTAATATTCAATTTGATCAAAACGATTCATGGACTGTAACATATATAGGATAAGCAATGACAATAAGACTAATACATTCAAATGATGTAACTTCTAATAGAGCAGACATTGCAACACGATACACTGACCTGTTTTTTGACGACGAAACAAACACTTTCTTGTTACCAGACCCCACCGGTCTGATAGAGATGAAGATTGCCAATACCGCAAATACAAAATCCACAACAACATCTACAACCGCAGCACCAGTTATGGTTGGTGGTGCTCCTAATCCATTCGCTCCAATCGTAGTAACAGCACCACCAGGATACAAAGCGGCTAATTTGGATGACGGTGTAGAACTATCATTGGATACTCTTGCAGTACAGTTACCAACAAGTGGTACTCGTAGTTTACAGTTTAGAGTAACAACTGGTACAATGAGCGTAAACATTACTGGACAATGCTACTGGAGCAACGGTAACTACGCAGGAAACTACGAAGCACGATATTGGAATGGTAATACCTTAAACACAACATATCAGCAAATTTTTACATGGAGTTTTCCTTGGGCCAACGATCGAGCAGTTTACAGCGTAATGGATTTAACCAATCGTCGCTATTACAGGGTAACATTGATAATTGGCCCAGGGTACAAAAAGAATTTTATTATCATGGAACGACTAGTCTAACATGATTATTCAAGGTACTACAATTTACGGTGGTACAATTTATGACACAACCGCCCTATACAGTTTTTCAACATTTACTTTTACCACTGGTAACGTAGTAGGCTCATCTGGAGCCACCTTGGCTCAATTGTTTGCCAACAGCTACAGTTCGAGCAATGCTAGTAATGTCTGGTTGACCAACACCAGTTATTTTGGTATGAGCAAGCAAGGCTATCAGTATTGGATTGTTCCTCAAACTGCTCAGTACACTATCGAAGTAGCAGGCTCAAGATCAGGAATTCCAACTTATACTGGTAATACTCAAGCAAATGTAAGATTCGGTCGCGGTGCAGTTGTAAGAGCCACATTTACATTACAACAAGGAACAAATGTCACTATCGCTGTTGGACAACCCAGCGCCAACACAACACAACAATCTACTTTTTCCAGTGTGGGCGGCGGTGGCGGTACCTTTGTAGTGTTACCTGGAAACTTTCCATTGCTGGTTGCCGGCGGCGGTGGCGGCAACGGCAATTGGAGTAGTAACACCTCTATTTTCTTTGGAGGCAATGCCGTTACTACCACATTTGGTGGCAACAGCTTTAACGGGGCACCTGGTGGATTTAATGGTTGGGGCGGTAACAGCCACGTTAATAGAAATGGTGTAGTCAGTGCAAACCAGTATGATGCTGGTGGTGGCGGAGGATTTATACTACCAGGTGTTTCGGGCAACGGAGGGAACTTAAGACCTGGACCAAGCCCTACAACTTATGGTCAAGGAGGTTGGCATTTCTTGGCCAACTTAGTTGGCGGTGCATCTAGTAGCAGTTATCCGCCGCCTGCTACCAGTGCTGGCGGATTTGGTGGTGGCGGTGGTGCAGGACCAATTACTGGAGGTGGTGGTGGCGGATATTCGGGCGGCGCCGGATCTTACTCTAGCAGTAGCACTGCTATTGATCAAGGTGGTGGCGGTGGATCCTGGATTGCAGCCAATGCCACATCAGTGGCAACCAGCGATGGGCAGTATGATGGGTCTGCTACCTTTGGCGGCGCAAGTATTACCAATCTTGCAACTTTAAATGTCGGTCCAGGATATGTACGGATAACTAAGTTATAACATGACTTATATTATTCTTACACTTGTCCTTACACACATCACCATAGCTTGTGTGACACTTTATTTGCACCGCAGTCAAGCACATAGAGCAGTCAAATTCCATCCTGCGATTGAACATTTTATGAGATTTTGGTTGTGGTTTACTACCGGCATGGTAACTAAACAATGGGTAGCAGTGCATAGAAAACATCACAGATTCTGCGAAGAGTCTGGTGATCCACACAGTCCGGTACATTATGGTATAGGCCGTGTGTTGTTTCGGGGAGCTTTGTTATATCATGCGGCAAGCAAAGATAAAGAGATGGTTGATACATATGGTCGTGGTACTCCTGATGATTGGATTGAGCGCAATGTATACACGCCTCACAGTAGACTTGGCATTGGCCTTTGCCTTGTGCTCAATGTCATCATCTTTGGCGGTGTTGGTGCCATAATATGGGCAGTCCAAATGTTGTGGATACCGTTCTGGGCGGCAGGAGTTATAAATGGCATAGGCCATTGGTGGGGCTATCGCAATGGCAGCACTCGAGATCAAAGTCGTAATATTTTACCTTTTGGAATTATAATTGGTGGCGAAGAATTACACAACAATCACCATTTAGATGCTGCCAGTCCAAAATTGTCACGTCGTTGGTTTGAATTTGACATTGGTTGGTTTTATATTCGAGTATTACAATCATTAAGATTGGCCACAGTTAAAATTTAGTTTACAATACAGAGATGTTAGAGTCCGTCCAGCAAACAGTTTTGCAATTGTTGCCTGCCCGTCGCAAAACGGGACAGAACGGCTGGACCAGTTTTAATGCTCCGTGCTGTGTACATAATGGAGAGACAGCAGACACAAGAGGTCGAGGCGGTGTTAAAACAAACGCTGGACAAATCTCTTATCATTGTTTTAACTGTGGATATACCGCTAGCTTTATACCTGGTCGTCATTTAACTTTCAAGTTTAGAAAACTACTTGCTTGGTTAGGTGCAGATGATCTAACTGTGCGACGATTAGTAATTGAAGCAGTTAGGTTACGAGAATTAGTAGCCCCCGAAGAACTTGCACAAGTCCCCGATGAAGAAATCAAGTATGAAGCCAGATCACTACCAGAACAGGCACGAAATATAGTTGAACTAGCAAACTTTTATAGCATTGGTGATTACAATAATGTGCCTGCAGAATTACTAGCTGCAATAGAATATATACATCGTAGATCAATCAATCCTAACCGGTACAATTTTTACTGGACTCCAGAAGAAGCTTATAACCTACATCGTAGAATTGTAATTCCGTACTACTATCGCGGAGAGACTGTAGGTTATACCGCTAGGTCAATAGTAGATGGAGTCAAACCTAAATATTGGTCAAGTCATCCAGCAGACTTTGTGTTTAATTTAGATCAACAACAGCCAGACTGGAAATTTGTAATTGTATGCGAAGGTCCATTTGATGCCATGAGCATAGATGGTGTTAGTGTCAGTGGTGCAGAAATATCTGACACGCAAGTGGATCAAATTGACAGGTTACAACGAGAAGTTATTGTGGTACCTGACACAGATCGTGCAGGACGTAAATTAATCGATCGTGCCATAGAAGCAGGATGGGCTGTGAGTTTTCCTGTTTGGCAGGAAAACTGTAAAGACGTAAATGATGCTGTGGTTAAATATGGCAAACTATTTGTACTCAAAAGTATATTAGCAGCCAAAGAAACCAGTCGGTTGCGAATTGAATTAAAAAAGAAAAAGTTACATGTATGATATAATAATAATAAATTTACCAGGCTTGATTTCATATACAGTCCCTGCTGCACCAGCATTATTAAAGGCAAGTATTGAAAAAAACGGATTTAGTTGTAAAACAATTGATTTCAATATAAAATTTAATCGTAGTAATTTACCAGATAAAAATGAACTTGAAAAATATTTTACCACTGGGCTAAATGAGGAAATAAAAGATCAAGCTGTTAAACTAATCAACGAGTATATTGATGAAGTATTAACTTATACTTCAAAGTATGTATCTGTTAGTGTTTTTACATATCAGAACAAAACTGCAACTAGTATCTTTTGTAAAGAGTTTCGCAAAAGAAGCAACACTAAAATAATACTAGGAGGACAAGGCTTAGCAGACGGTGGTATTTTGGGTCATTTAGGGTATGCAAAAGAACTTTATAACCAAGGTTTAATTGATTATTATATAAAGAGTGAAGGAGAAGTAAGTTTAGTCGAACTTCTAAAAAACAATTTTTCTGCTCCTGGAATAAATTCAGATACTTTCAAACAAATTAAAAATTTAGATGATATACCTATACCAGACTATTCTGATTATCAATTGCAACTGTATGACAATTATCTACCAATAACCGGAAGTAGAGGATGTGTAAGATCTTGTTCTTTTTGTGACGTACATGATCATTGGTCTTATACGTTGAGAAGCGGTGCTTCTATTGCTAAGGAAATTATAACGCTGCATGAGAATACCGGTTTTAAGAATTTTAGATTTACTGACAGTTTAATAAACGGTAGTCTTAAGGAGTTTAAAATATTTTGTAAGATACTGGCAAAATATAACCTTGAGAATAATACCAACATAAAATATTCTGGGCAATATATAGTGAGATCAAGCAATCAACTAGATGAAAGCTATTGGCGTGATTTAGCTGATTCTGGAGCTCACAAACTTACTATAGGAGTTGAAACTGGAAGTGATAGAGTAAGAATGCATATGAACAAAAAATTTACAAATGCTGATCTTGATTATACAATGCAAATGTTAGACAAGTACAATATTACCTGCGTTTTTCTAATGATTTTTGGGTATCCTACAGAAACTAAAGACGATTTCCAAGAAACATTGGACATGTTCACTAAATATCAAAAATATGCTAATAGAATTATCACACACATTGGTTTTGGCACTACCTTAGCAATTTTGCCAGGCACACCGTTGTTTAACAATGCAAAAACTTTAAATATCGAACTTGACAAACACGAAAATAATTGGATAGCATTAGACAATCCTGATCTAACACTCGCTGAACGTATCAACAGGAGAAATTCTGCCAAAGAGCATGTGCAAGCTTTAGGATATAAACTTGATGAAGACGACTCATTAAACATGCTTCATATATTATATAATAATATTCCAGTTTTTGAAAAAAGAAACAAAGTAAAAAACATAATTAAAATAAAGCAAATCAACCATTGACCAAAAAACAAATGAAAGATTATAATCCTGAGGTACAAAAATTGTTTTTAGAAATGATGTTGGAAGACGCAGAGACTTATGTGCGTGTCCAAAACATTTATAATGCAGAAAACTTTGATCGTAGTTTGCGAGAAGCTGCACGATTTATAAAAAAGCATAGCGACGATCACAAAACACTGCCTACTCGAGAACAAATACAAGCAGCCACCGGTGTAGAACTTAGAACAGTTCCTGATCTTCGCGAAGGGCACTATGATTGGTTTCTGTCAGAATTTGAAGGATTTAGTCGCAAGCAAGAACTAGAACGTGCTATCCTTAAAGCCGCTGACATGATTGAACAAGGAAACTTTGATCCAGTGGAGAAACTTATCAAGGATGCAGTACAGATCAGTCTAACCAAAGACATGGGCACAGACTATTTTGAAGATCCTCGTGCTCGACTGATGAAAATCAAAAGCAACAACGGCCAAGTCAGTACAGGTTGGCCTACTATGGACCAACGTTTGTTTGGAGGCATGAATAGAGGCGAACTTAATATTTTTGCCGGCGGTTCGGGTAGTGGTAAATCCTTATTCATGCAAAACATTGCAATCAATTGGATTACTGCTGGACTCAACGGTGTGTTTCTTACACTAGAACTTAGCGAAGAACTGTGTGCCATGCGTATGGATGCTATGGTAGCTAACTGTAGCACTAAAGAAATCTTCAAGGACTTAGACACACTAGAAATGAAGATACGCATGGTAGGTAAAAAATCTGGTAAGCTGCGTATTAAGTATATGCCGGCACAAAGCAATGTTAATCACATTCGTGCATACTTGAAAGAACTAGAAATACAAACAGGACAAAAGACAGACTTTATCATGGTGGACTATCTTGATCTTGTCATGCCTGTTAGTGCTAAAGTAAGCCCCAGTGATTTGTTTGTTAAAGACAAATATGTATCAGAAGAACTAAGAAATTTGGCAAGAGAATTCAACATATTGATGATTACTGCGTCTCAGTTGAATAGATCGGCCGTCGAAGAAATTGAATTTGATCACAGCCATATCTCGGGTGGTATCAGTAAAATTAACACAGCAGATAATGTGTTTGGTATTTTTACTTCACGAGCCATGCGTGAGCGCGGCCGATATCAAATACAATTGATGAAGACTCGTAGTAGTTCAGGAGTAGGGCAAAAAGTTGATTTAGAATTTAATATTGAGAGCTTGCGTATTACAGACCCAGGCGAAGATGCACAAAGTGAAAACAGCGGACAGGGATTCCGAACTAGTAGTCAGATCATGGATCAAATTAAAACCACAGCAACAACAAGCAGCCCAATGATTGCTGCCAAGCCCAAGCCGGGATACGATATTGAAAAATCAGTTCAAGCCACAGTTGACAGCACCAAACTCAAACAAATGCTTGCAAGTCTTAAAACTAAAACAGAATGAAAATTTTAATTTG